AGGACATTGAACGGTCCCTCACGCCCACCCGCCGCCCCGGTCACGCCACCGCCTACCGCGTGCGCCTGCCCGCCGTGACCTACGTGCATCCGGAGTTTGGCCCTCACGCCGAAAGCCCCGCCCACACCCTGACCGTGGATACGGCGGGACTGGAGGGGCTGGACCGCGCCGCCTTCCTCGACTTCATGCGGGACTATCAGGCGAGAGGGGGGACGTGGGTGCTGTATGCGCCTGATACGCGGGACGGTTTGCAGCCCACCCGAAGGGGGGACGCAACGCAAGCGCAACTCCGGCGTATCTTCGAGCAACTGATCTTGCCCCATGAGGCCCATTTGTCCGCCCTGCCTCAACCTCTCCCGGTAGAGGTCGGCAATGATGTTGCGCTCCCCGTGTAAAAGTCGTATCCTGATCGTCAGAATCCCCCCGTGTCTCTGTGACCGGGGGCCTTCTCTTTGCCGAGGTGCGCCCTTGTGGACTGATCTTGAGACGATAGAGACGCCCGACCTCCCCGCCGCGAAAGCCGCCCTGGAAGCCGCACAGAAGCCCTACCGGGATGCGCTGGAACGGTGGAAGGCGGGCCAAGCCGCCCGCGCCGCCCAGCATGTCCCCCGTGCCCCCGCCTCATGGAGCGAGTACCGGGTGAAGCTCAGCAAATGCGGGACGCGGGCGACGGTTCAGCGGAGGGACGCCCGTGCGCCCCTCGATTGAGATTGAGCGCCAGGAGCGCGGCTACTTTGTGGAGTTCTGGCGCGACCATGTGGGCGCTCAGGCCGTCGCGCCCAATCTGCCCCTTGCGCTGTGGCGTGTGTGGCAAGAGTGGAAGGCGAACGTGCGCGACATGAAAGCGGACAGGCTCAGGCGGGGCAGGCCGTGACGGGCTGGACTCGAAAGGACTACCGCTGGAAGTGCCGCGTTCCTGTGGGGACTCGACACAATGGTGGCCGCACCGGGAGGCGAGGGCCAGCGCGTGAGCGGGGCAGCCGGAGGGGGAGAGCATGAACACCATGCAGAGCGTGAGGCAAGTTGAGCTTGCTCTTGCGGGCCTGTGGACGCTGCTACCGGGGAAGACTTGGAACCGCAAGCGCCACACCCAAAGGCAGAAACGGCCTGGCTTTCTGAATGGTGCCGGATTCAAGCCGCGCCGCTGCTAGTCCATTCAGAATCTGAAACGCCCGTTTCTGTCACAGAAACTCCGGGGGGTGCGCTGTGCCCAAGTGCGAGTCGCGCCCGATCAGTTGGAGGGGCGAGCCGACCCCGGAAGCGCGGGAGGCTGCCCGCGAGTACGAATGGCAGATGCGCCGCTACTGGGCGACGGACGATGACCCCTACTACGTGCCCGCCCTGCCGGATGAAGAAACGAAGGGAGAGCCATGAAGTACAACCGAGGCGATAAGGTCCGCATCCTGCCCCACGCCGTGATTGATGCGCCGGAGCTGATCGGGCAGGTGGTGACGGTCAGAGTGGAGAGCTTGGGCATCATCAGCGTGACCGCCGATAGTGGCCGTTCCGCTGCCTGCACACGGGATGAGTTGGAGCTTGTGGAAGCCAACCCAACGCCACCCCGCCCGATTCAGCAGCAGTTCGCCTGACCCGCCCTCCCCCACGACGGGGACGGGGAGCTGTGGCCCGCGCCGAATGGAGAGACATGACCGAGACTGAGCAGCGCTTCCTTGACCGTATCTGTGCGATTGAGCTGATGGCCTACGGTCACAGCATTGACCACATCCCCGAGCATCTGCGGGATGACCCGCTCGTGCGCCGCGTTATGGAGCTGCACACCTGTTGGAAGGCGCAGTTTTACAAGGCGCTGGCTGAGCGGGAGATGCAAGCGCATATTGACCCACTGTTTCCCAAGCCCGCGCCTTTGCTAGACTGAGCGCACCCCTAGCCCGCGCTTTTGCCTTTCCGCCCCCTTCACCGGGGGCTTTTTTCATGGCGGGAAGAGAACTCGACACGGTGGGAGTCCGTGCCCCGCCACCACACGCCCACCGGGGGCCAACCCGGTAGACTGATTGCGGACCGCCGTAGGAAGTTGTCCGATGCAGTGCAGCAGAGTCGCCCCCCACCTCGGGGGGCTTTTTCGTTGAAGGAGGGCCGCGTGTCCAAGACGTACACAGACGATCAGCGGATTGCGGCCCTCGCCGCCCTCGCTGCCAATGGTGGCAACATCAGCCAGACCGCCCGCCAGACGGGTATTCCGCGCATCACGCTCCGCAAGTGGCAAGCTTCTGAGCTGAATGACTTGCCAGAGGTTGCCAGCATAAAAGCTGAGCTGACCGGGAGCTTTATCGAGAAGGCCCGGAGTGCCCGTGAGCTGATTCTGGACCGCCTCGTGGCCCTGGCCCCGGAAGAGCGGGACATGTTCAAGCTCGCCGGGGCCTTCAAGATCGTGAACGAAGCCGCCCGCCTGGAAGGGGGAGAGGCGACACAACGGAGTGAGGTGAGGCAGGTTGACGAAGACCCCGAACGCGCCCGCCTCGCCAGGGCAGCCGCAGAAGCCCTTGAGCGGGAGTGGGAGCAGGGCACCACGCTCAACTGACCTCCCGCCCCTCCTGCTGGCCCGTGAGCGTCTGAGCATGTACTTCAACCTTGCACGCGGCTACCGCCCCGCCCCCCATCAGGTGCGGATTCTGCGGGAGGTGCAAGAGTTCCTAGAGGAGTGCTGGCGCACCCCGCCCGGCGAAGCGGACGGCCTGCGGGTGCTGGTGGTCAACATGCCGCCCGGCGCGGGCAAGAGCAGCATCATCTCGGCCACCGCCCCGCCCTGGATTCTCGGGCACCGCCCCTTTGAGCGCATGGGCATTGTGTCCGCTAAGGGTGACCTCGCGGCGATGTTCGAGAGCGTCACCAAAGTGGACATTGAGAGCGGCAACGTCTATGCCGAGTGCTTCCCCGACGAAGCCGCCCGCCCGGACGCCTCACGCGGCTGGGCAAAGGGCACGCTCTACCTGAAGGGCCTGCCTGCCGGGGAAGCGACGCCGAGCATCAACACGGCGGGCCTGTTCGGGTCCATTCTCGGGAAGCGGTGGACGTTCCTGATTCTGGATGACCCGCAAGATCAGGAGACGGCCCGCACGCCCGATCAGCGCAAGAAGACGTGGGAGTTCATCAACGGCACCGTCCTCTCCCGCGTGATTCCCGGCTCTCCCGTGATCTGCGTGCAGCAGCGCTGGCACGAGGATGACGTGTCCGGGCAGCTCATTCGCCACTACGGGGCGCGGGTGGTCACGCTGCCCGCCCTGGATGAGGAGGGGCGCTCTTACTGGCCGGAGATGTACTCGGCAGACTACCTCCGGCAACGGCGGCAGGCTGACCCGCACCTGTTCGAGGCGAACTATCAGCAACGCCCCGGCCAGGGCGCGGGTGACGTGTTCAAGCGCGAGTGGTTCCAGTATTACGACACCCTGCCCGCCGAGGGCTACCACCTCCAGAGCTGGGATACGGCGTTCAAGACCGGGCAGGAAAACGACTACAGCGCCCGCGTGGACGGCTTCGTGACGCCCAACCGGGATGTGTACATCACAGATTTTGACTGGCAGCGGCTGGAGTTCCCGCAACTCGTGGCCGAGGTCAAGCGGGCCTATGAAGCCCGCAAGCCCCGCTCGGTGCTGGTAGAGGACAAGGCGAGTGGGACCAGCGCCGTGCAAGCCCTCAAGCAGGGAAGCGCGGTGCCCATCGTGCCCATCAAGCCGGAGACGGACAAGGTGAGCCGCGCCCGCAGCACAACGGGATGGTTTGAGGCCGGGAAGGTTTTCTTTCCCCGCAACCACCCCCGCGTGGCTGAGTTTGAGGCGTTCCTGACGGGCTTCCCCCTGCTGGCCCATGACGACCCAACCGACGCGATTGTGCAACTGCTCAAGCACGTCATTTCGCGGCCCGCCCTCAATCTCCCCGACCGCGCAGGCCACAGCGCCGCACAAGCGAGGTAAGCAATGGAACCAGACGCAATCCTGAAGGCCGTTCAGGAAGCACGGAAGGCGGCCCTCAAGGTTGAGGCTGACCCACGCCTCCTGACGAACGTCAAGCGTCGTGACTTCGCCCAGGGTGAGCAGATCGGGAAGAATCTGGAGTACTACCCCGGCCTGATTCCCGAAGACCCCGACGAGCGCGAGGCATTCAAGAAACGCCTGATGGTGCTGGCCCTCATCGGTCCCGCCCTGAACAATTTCACTACGCATACCCTCGGGCGCGACCCGGAATGGACCGCCAGCGCAGGCGAGGACGGGAAGCCCCTTGAGCCTGACGATGAGCGCGTCAAAGCCCTCTCCATCTGGCACAAGGGCAACGGGCGCGTTCACGCCGAACTCAAGCGGGCCGATCAACACATGCGCTGGGGCGGCGTGGCCTACCTGTGGATGTATACGCCTGATGTCTACCGGGTCCTCAGCGGCGGGCAGCTCCAACGGAACGCCCCCACCTACGCTGAGGCCCTTGAACTCATCCGCCTGGATGCCCTGGACGCCACGCAAGCGGGCGCGGTGGAGCAGGACGGGGTAAAGCTGGCCTACTGGCGCTCCTACAGCGTCACGGTGGACGGCAAGGCGCAGAACCGCATCGAGGTTCACACCCGGCAGGAGATCACCGTCTACGTGGAAGACGGGGACAAGCTGGTCCCGGCCTCGGACGTGGGCGAGAATCCCCGCCCGAACCCCCTTCATGACCCTGCCCGCCCCCTGCGCTTCCCCGCCCTGATGTATGAGATGAAGCGCGAGGAAGGCCCGCAGGTCACGCAGAGCATGGTGGATGTTCAGAACGCCACGAACACCACCGCTATGAATGTCCTGCGGAACAACAATCTCGGGGGCTGGCGGCAGTACTACACCCTGAACGCCGCCCGTCCGGTGGATGACGTGACCGGGGAGAAGACGAACTACCGCTTTGGCCCCTCGCGGGTGCTGGACATTCAGGCAGATTATCTGCGGAACGCCGATGGAACGCCCCTCCTGAACGCGACGGGTGACCCGATCATGCTGACGGCCTCTGTGGGCACGTTCGACCCCGTGAACAGTCAGTTCATGCGCGAGGACGCCGACTGGTACGAACGGAAGCTGCTGGGGCAGCTCAATCAGCTCTGGACACTGGCGGCAGAGGCAGCCATCAGCGGGGAATCGCGCAAGCAGTCGCGGCGGGCCTTTGACCTCAGCCTGCCCGCTGAGGCTCAGCCTGCCCGTGACGCGCTGCAATGGATTATCCAGACGGCTGACCATTTCGCGCAGTGGGTGATGGGCCAGGACGTGCCGACCGACCCCATCACGGTAGACGCCCGTCTTTTCCTCGATGTGGACGCGGTAGACCTCGAAACGCTCAAGCAACTTGACCTCATGCACAGCGCCGGGAAGATCAGCCTGGAAACGCTGCTGGAATCCACGCCCGGCGTCACCGATGTGGCAAAGGAACTGGAGCGCATCAAAGCCGAGCTTGCCAGCAACGCGAAGTTTGCCCTGGAACTGTTCACGGGCGGCCTCCTGCCCCGTGCGGTGGGCCTAGGCGTGCTGAAACAGGCAGGCTACCCGGTCACGCCCGAGCAGATCGCGGCGGCTGAGGAAATGGAATCGCTGGGGCTGCCAGCAGAGGGGGGAGAGGATGAGCCTGTTTCGCCCGAAGTTCACCCCGCTTGACCTCATCGCCCCGCTGTGGCTGGCCCACATGACACTTCTCCTGAGCAGTCAGGGGCAGTGGGGCAGCGCGGCGCTGGCGTTTGCGTGGTACGTGATGTTCATGGCCCTGCTGAAGGGCGCGTATGGGGCCTCCCCATGACCGGGCCAAAGGTATCGCTAGTGGAGGCCGAATGACCCGCAAAGCCCCACCCGCGCCCCTCTCGCAAGCCTGGACGGGCGCTCAGGTGGAAGCCCACGCCCACGCCGCCCTGACTGCCGCCCTCAATTACTTCCGCATTCCCGATCACTGGGAGGTCACGCTCTGTTTCAGCGGGGGAGACGGGGACAACGCGGGTGAGGTCCATGTGGACCAAACCTATCTGCGGGCCACCATCACGCTGAACACCGAGTATCTGCGGACCAGCCCTCAGAAAGTATGGGAGACGGTCGGGCATGAGGTCGCCCACATCGCCCTTGCGCCCTTCGATGCTTTCTGGGTGGGCCTGCCAGATAAGACGCAGGGCAAGCAGCGGGAGCAGTACATCCGGGCCGTAGAGAACACCGTGGTTCAGTTGACGCGAATGTGGCTGCGGGACCATCCCGACCCGGCCTGAGGGGGTGAGCCATGAAAACGAAGCGTGGCCGCGTGGTCCACACCACCGTCAAGATCATGATTGAGTGTCAGGGCCGAGAAACCGAGCATGACGCCCCGTTCGCCTACTACGAATGTCCCTGCGGGCATGAGGACGCCCGCCCCTGCCCGCCCTACGCCTTTCCAGCATGTGAGGCGTGCGGGGCGGTGGTGATGCCTGAGCGTGAGGCCCTGGAAACCCGGAGGGGGTAAGCCATGAAGCAGACGCCCACCCTCCCCCAGTTGCTCAAGATGCTGGAAGCCGATGGGCGGAAGCTCGAAGCGCAAGCGATACGGGCCATCCTCCGGGCGTTCAAGGCGACTGACCCGGAAGTGGCGCAGCTCCTCCGGGAGTTGACTGCCGCTCTGATGCTGCCCTCGCCCACGGCCCGCTTCCAGCAGCGTGAAAGGCTCCTCAGACTGGCCTCTGCGACGATTCCCGATCTCCCCCCGCCCTTCCTGGCCGCTCTGACCGATGCCGTGACCCTGGGCGGCAACGTGGGCGCGGGGATGCTGGCCGCGTCGGGTGCTCCGGCTGCCTTGACCATCGCGGCTCCGGCAGTGGAGGCGGCAGTGGCGGCTATTCCTGCCCGCCTCACGGCCATCTGGGGGGACGCGAGAGCGGACCACGCGGCGCGGGTGGGGCGGGTGATGACTCAGGCGCTGAGTGCGGGGGGGCGATACCCAGTGCGTGCCCAGCTACAGGCCGCGTTGGGCGTGAGCCGGGCACGGGCGCAACTGTTGGCGACCAATGAGACGCTGAGCGCGTTGGCAACCGGACAGGCGAGCGTGTTTGACGCTGCCCAGGAGGAGCTAGGGCTAAAACTGGAAGCGGAATGGTTGGCAGCGAATGACGCCCGCACTCGCCCATCACATCGCCGGGTGAACCGGGAGAAACGGCCCTACGGGGGGAAGTTCTCTAATGGGCTGACTCGCCCTCATGCGCCAGATGCGCCGCCAGCCGAGACTGTCAGATGCCGTTGTGTTTTAGCGGTGAGGGCGCTCCCAGACGGAAAAGATGCGGTAGAATAGGCAAGTCAAAGCCCCCGCGCAGTCGTTACCTGCCGGAGGCGTGGCGCAGCACTTAGGAGGTGCTAACGCATGGACTATGATGCCACATCCCCCCGTTGCTGGCGCGATATGCGCTCGGTGGCCGACGCCCCAAGCGTGAGTGGCGTGTACGCCCTTCGCCACAAGCTCAAAGGGCGAATCTATGTAGGGCAATCCAACTGCATAGCTGCCCGCCTTACAAGCCACTATGCCAACCTTCGCAACCTTGCACCCGGCACTAATCCTGAGATGCTGAAGGACGCCGTTACGGATGGGGCCGACTGCTTTGAGTGGTGCGTGTTAGAGGCGGTAGACGAATCACGCATTACGGCGGCTGAGCTTCGCTGGTACACAACCCTTAATGCCAGTGTTTCACGGGGCGGTTATAACCTCGCTGTCCCCCAGGCGACATGGCTACAGGCGGCATCGCCACGACCCGTTGCTAGTACGCACGCCCTTCAGAATCCCCACGCCTACGCGCTGCCCCCACAGCGCAAGGGGAAGCGGGATGACGGCACCGTGAGACGGATGGACGTTCCCCGCGAACAGTTGAACGTGCGGATACGCCCCGAACTCAAGCGGGCGGCGGCCAGTCTCGCGGGCTTGCAAGGGCTGACCCTGGGGGACGTGGTAGAGGCGGCGCTGATCGAGTACATCACTGCCCATCAGTCTGAAGTGGCTGCCGACTAAAGACCCGGTAGACCCACCCTGTAAAACAGAGCGCCCCCCACGCCACGCGACGGCTGGGGGGCTGGCAAAGCACGTTGGAGGTGCTTGTGCGTACCCATTGTACCCCTTCCGGGGGGCGGGCACATTTCATCCGCCACGCCCCGAAGCGGCCCCGCGCCGCAGACGATTACACGCGGGGCGTTCAGATCATGCCCAAACGGGCTGCGCTGGAGTGCGCGAGTATCCAGCTCCAGCCGCCTGACATGCGGGCGAGCATATCCGCCGATCTGGACAGCCCTGAGAGCTACACCGTCATTCGGGAAATGGACTTCCCGACCCCTCAACTCATCATGGTCAACCCGGCCAATGGGCACGCGCACGCCATTTGGCAACTGCGGGAGCCGGTCGGGTTTGGCGAGGCCACCCGCCGCACACCCCAGCGGGCCTTTCTCGATTTGCAACGGCAGATCACCACCCTGTATGGGGCCGATCTCGGCTATCCGCATTACATGGTGAAGACGCCGGGGCATTCGCGCTGGCACACGGTCGAAACGGGCGCGGCGCTCTACACGATGCCCGAACTGTATGAGGCCATGCCTGCGGGCATCCGCAAGCTGGCCGCACAGCAGCGGGCAGAGCGGCAGGCCCAGGGCGAGGGGCGGCACAGCACGCTCTGGGAGATCGGGCGGCGCTGGGCCTACGGGGAGGCGAGGCGGTTCAAGCGCCGGGGTACACGCCCCCAGTGGTACGCGCACGTCCTGGCCGAGTTCAAGGCTCTCAATTCCTTTGCCCTCCCGCTTCCGGCCCGCGAGGTGGAAAGCCTCGCCCGGTACGTGGCCGGGTGGACCTGGGACAACGCGGAACGGCTGAACGGCTCCGTACTCGACGGGGAAAAGCGGAGTCTCATTCCCAGTTGGAAGCGGGAAGCCTTGACAGAGGAACAGCGCACGCAACGGCGCTCACAGGGGGCACGGTATGCCAACGCCGCACAGCGCAACGCCACCGACGATGCCATCACCGCCGCAATCGCTGAGCTTGCAGGCGAGGGCGTTCATGCGCCCTCTGTCACGCTCATTGCCCAGCGTGCGGGAGTTACGCGCCCGACCGTCTACGCCTTCCGCAAGCGTCAGGGGGTACAGGCAGGGGAAGGGAACTAGCCTCACAGCCTATCCATCCTTTATCCACTGCATTCTTTACACCCCAAACCGTGACCCGCCCTCTCAAATCTGAAGCGCTGACAAGCTGGCCTTGATTCCTGCGGAGTCCTGTAAGACCAGCGCCAAACCCTCAGACGCCGCCCCGGTGGGGCGGTTTTGCCATTCCGGAGGAATGATGACGTTCAACGCAACCGAATACCTTGCCGAACACGGCGGGGACGCCCTGAAAGCCCTTGACGCCCTCGCCGCGAAGCGGGACGAGGAAGGCAAGGACGCCGCCCGCGCTCGCCGTCAGCGTGACGAGGCCAAATCTGAGCGGGACGCCCTCAGAGATCAACTCACCGACGCTGAGAAACGGGCCGCACCGGACGGGGCAACCGTGCTGACCGGGGACGATGCTGCGGCGTGGCAGACGTTCAAGGAGCGCGGCGGCCTGAAAGCCTTTGACGAGGCCGAACAGGTCAAGCAGGAACGGGATGCCCTCAAGCGGCAAGCGGACCTTACCGAAGCCGCCCAGGCCCTCGGCAAGCCCGCTGACGCCCTCGCGGAGATTCTGGAGGGCAAGACCCTGGAGAAACGCACCGTGAAGGCCCAGGACGGCTCTGAGAGCGAGCAGTGGGGCATTCCCCAGGGCGACACGTTCAAGCCGCTGAGCGAACTGAAGTCCATTCAGCTTCTCGGCACCGCCCAGCCCGACAAGCCCACGCCCGCGCCGCTGCCCACGGGGCAACGGGGGGGGAATGCCAAGCCCACCGATCCGGTGCAAGCCCTGAACGCCGCCCTCTTCGGCGGCCCCAAGGAGAACTGACATGAAGATGGAAACCCTGACCACCACCGCCACCCGGCCCCGCTGGGCTGGCTCCTACGGCGAGCGGCTGACGCTGCTCAGCGGTGGGGCCAAGCTCAACGGCGCAAACTTCCCCCTTGTCAACGGCAAGCGCAACGTGCCCAGCGGTACCCTCGTCTCCCGTGACGCAGCGGCGGGTGCCCCCACCTTCGGCACCTTCAACCCCGCTCACGCCCAGTTCGGGTTCGTGTGGCTGGACGTGACCGACACGGGCGCGACTCCCGACGTGGAGATTTACACCGCTGGCGAGGTTCGCCTTGATCGCCTGCCCACCGCTCTCACCGCCGAACAGATCACCGCTCTTCGCGGCGCGTTCGTGCTGACCACGGGTGATCTCTGATGGATATCCGCGCACTTGTCGAGTCCCTGATGACCCAGGGCCAGTTCACCAACGCCGCCCGCCTGCCCGGCCTGACGCTGGGCCTGCCCGCCCGCCGCTACGTGGGGGCGACCGTCCTGCCCGTCCGCAACGTGGAAGAGAACATCTTCCGCGAGAGCGGCGTGACCTACCGCACCGTCATGGCGAACACCGGCACCCGCTACAGCCCCGTGGTGATTGAGGAGGGCGCGGCGGTCGGGTCCATGCTGGTCGAACTGGGCGAGCTGGACATTGGCAGCGAGTTCAAGGCCAGCGACTATGACGCACTGGTCAAGCTGCTGGGCCGCGCCGGGGAGATGGGCGCGACGGCGGAACTGCTGAACTGGACCGCCCGCACCCTCGCCCTGCCCATTCAGGAACGTCTGGAAAAGCAGCGCTGGGAGGCCATTGACGATGCTCAGGTCACGCGCCTGGGGGCCAACGGCTATGAGGAGGTTGTGCCCTACTCCAACCCTGCCGGGCACCGCATCGCGGGGACGAGCCTCGCAGATCAGGCGGCGGACCCCATCGAGCCGATCATCGCTCAGCAGCAGCTTCTCGCCAGCAAGGGGCAGACGGTGGGACGCATCATCACCTCCACCCGCGTGGCCGGGATGATCGCCCGTCACGCGAAGGTGCGGGCCGCGATTGGCGGTGAGGGCGCGACGGTGCCCGTGCGCGTCACCCGCGAACTCGTCAACGGCTACCTTCAGGACAACGGCCTGCCCGCCCTGGAGGTCTATGACCTCACCGCCCGCAACCGGGACGGCTCCACCGTGCGGTTCAAGCGGGAGAACGCCCTCACCCTGATTGCCGACACCGGGCGCACCGCTCAGGTGGACCTGCCCGACGAGCAGCGCATCCTCGCCAACACCCTCGGCTACACCGCCGTGGGCCGGGCGGCGGGCCAGCAGGACAGCGGCGTGATCGTCAAGGTGAAGTATCAGGACGAGAAGCCCGTGGGCCTGCGCGGGGAAGCCTACGCGACCGCCGCGCCCGTCATCTTGGACCCGGAAGCTGTGGCCGTGGTCAATTTCCAGCTCTAAGGAGGCCGTCATGAGCGATTACCGCAACAGTGAAGGCAGCACGGGCCGCTGGGAGGAGGGCAAGGGCTTTGTGCCCTTTGCCTCCCAGAAGGAAGCCGATGCCAGCCTGAAGCCCGCCCCGGCTGAGAAGCCCGAAGCGGACACCGAAGACGCCAAGCCCACCCGCCGTAAGGCTGCGGACTAAGCATGGACCCCGCCCAATACCTCGCCCTGCGCATCCCCCCATCCGCGCTCGGCATGAGCGAGGGCGAACATGCCGGGCTGGTAGACGCCCTGCTCGACGAGGCGGCGACCCTTTCAGAATCTGAAACGGCTCAGCGGTGGTGGGCACTCGCGTTCCTGTTCGATCTGGAGGCCGCCTATCTGAGCCGTCAATTGTCCAGCGGCTCCGGCAGTGAGGGCAGCTTCCAGTTCAGCGAGGTCAGTGCCCGGATGGGCCGGGCTGAGCGGGACCGTGACGCCGCCCGCGCCGAGTTCACGCGCCTCACCACGCCCACGCCGCAGCCGAGCAAGGCCACGCGGGGGAGTGGGAGCGTGAGCATCGTCTTTGAGGGGTGAGCCATGACGATTCGTGATGGCCTGCGCCGCATGGGGCGGGACCTGGCGCGGCTCGCTCCCCACGACGCCACCGTGCAGCTTCCGGGGGCAGCGGGGCCGGGGATTGAAGACGAGTTCGGCAACGTTGAACCCGGCCCACCCCAGCCCGGTCCCACCTATCCCTGTCACGCCGCCCGCCTCAGCGCGGAAGACGCGACAAAGGCAGGGCTGGCCTCCACTGCGGAGGTATGGCGTGTGGTGATTGACGCCCCCGCCCCCCTTACGCCGGAGATGACCCTGACGGTGACGCTCGCCAATGGCGCTGTTGTTCATCTCAGCGTGACTCAGGTGTCGGGTGTGGAGCGGGTTGCGGCCCTGTGCGGGAGGTCGGGATGAATGCAGAAGCGATCATGGCGCGACTGGAGAAGAAGGTCATGGCGCAACACCTGCTGCCCCTGGCCCTCGACATTCAGGCTGGAGCGCGGCAGAACCTCAGCGGGGACGTGCTGAATGTTCAGTCCGGCACCCTGAGAAACGCCGTGCAAGTCGCCATCACTGGCCCGTTGGAGGTTCAGGTGGGCCTCGTGGCCGTCAAGAACCCGGAGAACGGGGCCAGTACGGCGGTTTACGGACCTGCCCATGAGTTCGGCACCCGGCTCCAACCCGCTCGCCCTTGGATGCGTCCTGCCGTGGCAGCGGTCCGCGCCAAACGGAGGGTGTGATGCCTGCCGTGTTGGAAGGCCGCGCCCAGGCAAAGAGCCTGCTAACCCCGCTCGGGGTGCCCGTCCTGTATGCCGACGCGACCCGGCCCGCTTCCGGGGAGTACATCGTCCTCACGCTGGTGAGTGCCCCGCCTGTGGGCACCTTCGGGGGCCGCGCCTACAACGTGGTCGAACTCCAGATAGACGTGTGGACGCTTGCCAAATCGGACAGCCGCGCCGGGGTGCTGGGCGAACAGGCGGAAAACGCCCTGGACGCCGCAGGCTGGACCCTTCGCCCCTCCGGGCAGCCGCTCACCCACGAGGGGCAGCGGGACGCCGGGGGGAACCTCTGGTATCGCTACCGTTTCGACGCTGAACGCGAGTTCTAGACCCTAAGCCCTCTCTGCCCCTGCTGAGTGCGGGGGTTCATTCATTCCTTTGGAGGAATACACATGGCGCAAGCCGAAAAGCTGGTTGTCCGCTCCACCACCACCGTCGAACTCGCCCGCTACACCGGGGACGCCGTGGGCACCTACCGCACCATTGTCCCCCGTGGCAGCGTCTCGATCTCCGATAGCCGGGGGACTCAGACCTACGCCGATTTCAGCAGCGCGATGGGCGCTCTCGCCTCCCAGTACGCGGACGGCGACCGCACCGTGAGCGTCAGCTTCAACACCTTCCTCATCCCCTCGGACGCGGCCTACACGGACGCCTACGACGCCTACGACGACAATGCCAACGTCGCTCTCCGCATCACCTTCAAGGAGCGCGTGGGGGCCACGTCCGTCGTGCGCCACTTCCGGGGCAGCCTGAACCAGTTCAACGAGACGGGCAATCAGGACGGCGCGGCGGAGGCGAGCATCAGCTTCGTCGCCAGCAGCAAGATTGAGCCTGTGACCCCCTAATGATCGTGGCCGCCTTGAATGAGCGCGGCCACGCCCGCCTGCTGTGCCTGGACTGCTCCCCCGCTGAGGGGGGCGTCCGGGTGGGGCGGCTTGTGGCTGAGGTTGACCTAGAAGCCGCGAGCTATGCGGGCTTCCGGGTCACAGATACCGAAACAAAAGAACCTGTCACGGTGCATCTGCCGGAGCCTCTGGAGGCCGGGATGTATCGGGATTTTTACGTAGGAGTTGATTAACTTGCCGCTCAAGCTCAAGAACAGTGCCGCCCTCGCCCCCAAAACCTCGGAGACGGTAGAGGCCGTGGGTATCGTCATTCCCGTACACCCCTACCTGACGACGGCAGAGAAATTGACGTTTGCGAGCTTGGAGGACGACCCCCGCTCGCCCCTCTTTGTGCTGCGGGCGTTCAGCATCTTTACCCAGTGGCGCTGCGAGCCAGTGGACCATGTGGCGTTTGAAGACCTCGCCGGGGCGAATCTGGAAGAAGACGAGATTGGGGCAATCGCCCAGGCCGTCTCCCGCCTGTTCGCTGCTACCCGCGAAAATGCACCGGAAGGCGGGCAAGAGGGAAAGCCGGAGAAGAAGACCAAGAGCTAGACCTCCTGACCGTTACGGCCCTGCTGTGCGCCAACTACCCCGCCGTAGACCCTGAACGCATCCCCTACATGCCCTGGCCGATTGTGTCGGGTTTGCTGGCCCGGTTGGACATGATTGAGTTCAGGCGGCACGCGCACACCGCGCTCTTGGCGCATGTGGTGGTCGCCTCAATGGGCGGCGCGAAGAATGGCAAGCTCACTGACTATCTGCTGTCCTTTGCTCAGCTTGAGATGGGCAGCGGGCAGAGCTGGAAGGCAAGCTTCCTCGACAGCGCGGCGGCTGAGACTGATCTGCGGCTCGCGGTGCGGTGCGGCTACGTTTCGCAGCACGTGTTTGACTGTTTGACGACCTAGAAAAGCCCGCGCTGAGGCGGGCCGGGTCGGGAGAGAAGAAATGGGGGGACGGTAAGGGGTAGGGCAGTGTAGGTTTGGGGGCATGAAGAAAAAGCGTCGGGTGCCCTGGTGGGTATGGCTAATCGGCGGACTGATCGTGTTGGCGGCGATTACGCCCCGCTCTGCCGAGACTCAAGCTGAGTCCCCCTCACAGGTTGAAGAAGCCCCACCCCAGCCCGCTACCGATGAAGCTCTGGCCGCCGACATCGCCGCTCTAATACGGGGTGAAGGATTGGACTGCACTCCTGTTGAGAATGGGCGTTCCTGTGGGGGCGAGAGCGCCCGCGCCAGCAGCGTTTCTCTCTCCGAGAAAGAGGGGCATCAAACGTTACTCCTGAGCGGCATTCAGTTTGACCCCGCCGCTTTGGGGCCGAACACGGGCAATCTCTCTGTGCGGCATCGCTTGATTGCGGGCGGTCCCCTTGAGGGCTACTACGTCCAGCAGATCGGCACCAACAGCGGTGATGTGCAACTCAATATTCGCAATAAAGCCGCCTATGAGTGGTTTGAAAACTAGCTAACGCCCCACTGGGGCACCGGGCCAGCCATCGCGCTGGCCCTTTTTTGTTGTGCCCCTGGAAGGAGGCGACACATGACGATGGCCGATAGCGGGGTGCTGGACACCCTGGTAGTCAAGCTCCGGGCGGAACTCGACACCCTGCGGAACAACCTCAAGGAAGCCCAGCAGGAAACCGCGAGAGCGGGCGAGGCGGCGGGGCAAGCCTTCGGGCGGTCCTTTGGGGGTGCGAGTGGCGGCGGGATTGGCGGCTCGGTAGACGCCCAGAAAGGCAAGCTCACCAATGACGCCCAGCAATCGGGCACGGCGGCGGGCCGCGCCTTCGGTGCCGCTTTCCGCGTGCAGATCAGCGAGGCCGCGCAGGAATCAAGCAAGGTGCTTGCCGGGGTACTCGCCACGGTGGGCGCGGCGGCGGTCACGGCGGGCACGGGCCTCGTCAAGCTGGCGGGGGAAGCGGAGCAGGCGCAGGTCGCCTTTACCACCCTGCTGGGAAGTGCAGAGAAAGCGCAGGCGTTCCTCGCTGAGCTGCGGGACTTCGCCGCCCGCACGCCCTTTGAGATGGCCGGGCTACAGGATTCCTCCCGGAAGCTGCTGGCCTTCGGATTCACCGCCCAGCAGATCATCCCCATGCTCACGGCGGTGGGGGACGCGGTAGGCAGCCTGGGCGGGAGCGCCGAGGTCATGGACCGCGTGGTGTACGCGCTGGGGCAGATGCAGGCCAAAGGCAAAGTTTCCGCTGAGGAAATGATGCAATTGGCCGAGACGGGCATCCCCGTGTGGAAGATGCTGGCCGACGAAATCGGCGTCAGCATCCCCGAGGCCATGAAGATGGCCGAGAAGGGCGCGATCTCGGCGGGTCAGGCCATCCCCGCGATTCTGGAAGGAATGCAGAAGAAGTTCGGCGGAGGCATGGCCGAACAATCGCAGACCCTGCTGGGCATGTGGTCCACCACGATGGACAACCTCAAAACCGCTGGTGTACAGGCGGGCGAGGCCATCACGGAGGCGCTGAACCTCAAGGAAGTCCTGGGCGGCGTCAATGACGCGCTGGGGCGACTCCCCGCCATGCTGGACGGGCTGGACCTCAAGCAGTGGGCGCAGGACAACGCCACGGCCCTCACCGCCCTCGGCGGGGCCATCACTGCCGCCCTCATCCCCGCTGCCGTGGCAGGCGCAACCGCCCTCGCGGGCTTTATTGCGCCCCTCCTTCCCTTCATGGCGGCAGGCGCGGCCATCGCGCTCACCCTCCGGGCAATGGGCGTGGGCATGGACGATGTGCGCCGGGGCTTCGAGCAGGCGAAACAGGCCCTCGCCCCCTTTGTGGAGGCCATGAGCGTGGCAGGCCGGGAGGCCCAGACCCGCCTTACTCCCATCCTCCGCACGGTGGGAGAGGGGGCGCGGGCAGGCTTTGAGGCGGTGCGGGACGTGGTGGAGCGGGTGTTCATGCCCGCCCTTGCCAGCCTCGCCCCCTACGCCCGGCAGATTGGGGCGCAACTGGGGCCGCTGTTCAGCAACATGGCCGACGCCATCCGCGCCGCCTTTGAACTGGCACGGGACGCCGTGCAAACCATCTTCATTCCGGCTTTTGAGAAGGTGTGGCCCGTCATTCAGCCCATCCTTGCCACACTGCTCAAGGGGATTGAGGCGACCCTGGCCCTGATCTCCGGCGCATGGCGCACTGTGACCCAGGTACTCACCGGGGACTGGGCGGGCGCATGGCAGACGATTGTGGACAGCGTGGCCGGGTTCGGCGTGCGAATCGAGGCCGCTCTAGACGCGCTCGCGCCCAAGCTGGGGGAGGCCGGGAAGAAGCTCGGCACCTACATCTGGAACGGGCTACAGGGCAGCTTTGACGGGTTGCAAGCGCTCTTTCTGGATGCCATCGCCAACGCGATTGAGGCGCTGAAGGAGCAGTTGCCCGGTTTCTTCCAGGGCATTGCTGGGAGCCTTGTGGGAGGGGCACGGGCCGGGGCAGCCCGTAATCGGGCGGAATCGCAGACCAGTATCAACACTGCCGCCAACGTGGACTTCACCCCCAGTCCCCCACGGGGCACTCCCACGAATGGTTTCACGGCCAGCAAGGGGCAGGCTATCCGCGCCGCCGCGCAACTGCTGGGGATTGACCCCAATGACCTCGCCGCCGTCATCTCCTTTGAGACGGGCGGGACGTTCCGGCAGGACATTCGCAACCCGACGAGCAGCGCCACAGGACTGATTCAGTTCATGGAAGCGACCGCCAAGCAGCTCGGTACATCCACCGCTGAGCTTGCCCGGATGAGCTTTGAAGAGCAGATGAAGTATGTGGTGAAGTACCTCCAGGGGCGGGGCATCACCAACGGCAGCACGCTGGGGGACATTTACAGTGCTGTGGCCGGATGGGGTTATCGTCGGGGCACAGAAGCCTACCGGCTCAATCAGGTATGGGACGCCAATAAGGACGGCTTCATCGCCAAAGGCGAGGCAGTCACGGCGGGACCGTTTCAGGCGCATCGCCGCAACTACTTCCCCGATCAGGGGGGGACGCTGGCTTACGCCAACGCCAGGATTCCCTACCCGACCAATGCCCCGAGTGCAACCAACACGCCCGCCCAGACGGGTTACAACTATCAGGCCCTCTTCAACAGCGCCAACGCCGCCGCGCCCACCGCTGAGGAGCAGAAAAAGTACAACCTCACCCTTGCCGACTGGAACAAGCACAAGGCGCAGGCCATCAAGCTGGAGCAGTTGCACGCAGAAGCCATCGCTAAAGGCGACGATGCCGCCCGCCTGAGCATTGAAGCCCGCATGAGGGCATGGGCCAAAGAGGACAAGGCCAAGCTCGCCTCCCTCCAGTTTGCCCGTGAGGTCTACGCCCGTGAGCGGGCAGAAGCCGCCAAAAACGATCAACCCGCCCGCACTCAGGCCGAAATCCGCGCCCAGGAACAGCTAGAAAAAGCCCTCCGCAACACCTCCCGCGCCCGCCTGGAACAGCTCGCAGGCGGCACCGTGGGAGAGAACGGGCTGACCCTCGAAAAGTGGAAGGCCGCCCGCACCGAGATTGAACGCCGGGACCGGGCCGCTGAGCAATCCCGCGCCAAAGACAAGGCCGAAGACGAGAAGGCCGCAAAAGAGGCCGAGGCCCGCGCCAAAGAAGCTGCCCAGCGCCGCGCCCGCGTGGCAGAGGAGGCCCGGCAGGGCAGCATCACCCTCGCCAAGCAGGAAGCCGAGCGCCTGGAACAGATGCGCGACAACGATCTCCGCAAGGCCGGGGACAGCGCGAAGAAGCGCCGTGAAGTGGAACTCCGGTATGCCAATGACATTTACCTCGCCAAGAAGGCGATTGCCGAGCGGGAATATGCCGACGCCATGCGGGATGCAGCGAACGGCCCCGCACAGAACCGGGCGAATGCGGAGAAGATCGCCAAGCAAGCCCTAGACGCCGCACTCGGGAAAGCCGAGGCAGAGAAGAACACCCGCCTGACTGCCGCCCGGAAGGCAGAAGAAGCGGAAGATAAGGCCGCGAAGGACCGCGCCGCCGCCCGCGAGAAAGAACAGGCCCAACTGCGGGCCAGAATCGCAGATGAACGCCGCAAGCTCACCGAAAGCGCCGCCCGTCAGGAGTTGGAGCGGACGCAGGAGCTGAACAAGCAAGAGTTGGCCGCGTTCAAGGGCACCGGGACCGAGCGGCTGGCCCTCATCCGCCGTCAAGCGGAAGACGAGTATCAGGCACGCCTCGCCGTGGCCCGTGCTACCCGTGACCGCCTGCTGCGGGAGAGCGCCAATCAGGGCGGGTCGAATCAGGCTGAGCGTGATCGGCAGATCAGGGCCAATTTCACCCAAGCTGGCCTCACCGCCCAGGGCCAACGGGACGCCGCCATCGCCCAGGCGCAGGAGCAACAAGCCGAGACGGTGCGGAAGCTGCGGGGCGAATATTCCAAACTGGCCGAATCCATCCGCGAGCAAGTAGCCGCTGGCGAGTTCGGAGCCGATCAGCAGCAGGAGGCCACGCGCCTTTTCAACCTGTTGGGGCAGGCCGCCGCCGCTGCGGGCCTGACCACCAATGAACACATGGAACTGGCCCGCAAATCCGTCTGGGGCCTCATCACCACCGGAGCGGACCTGTCCACCACCCTGAACCTCATCGCCTCCGGTGTGGCGCGGGTGGGGGAGAACGGTGAACTGCTGTATGCCACCGACGATGAGTTGCGCGGTATCGGGGTAGCGGCTGAGGACACCGCTGAGGACTTCTTCGACCTCCAGAACGCCATAGACGGCGTGGGCCTGCTCAGCCGGGACGAGCTGGGCACGCTGATCGAACAGGCGGGACTCGCAGAGGACGCGGCAGAGGCGCTGTGGGCCGCCTGGAACCGCATTAACGAGGGTCTGACGGGTGGCCCGATTGAACTGGGGGACAACCTCGCGGGGCGGGGTATCCAGAATGAGCCGGACGCCTTCGACCCGGCCACCGGGAACATGGCGGAAGGGGAAGCGGAAAGCCTCGCCCGTGCGTTCTGGGGGCAGTCCATCGAGGAACTGAGGGCCGTCTTCGCGTCTCTGTCACAGAAAGACACCCCGCTGGGGAACCTGTTGCAGGGCGCGATCAAAGCGCAAGAACTCCTCTCCCGGCTGGAGATCGCCGCTGACCCGGTAGAAATCCAGGGCATCACGGCAGAGATAGCCGAGTTCATGGCCTCCGATATGGGCAAGGCGCTCCCGCCCACGATCAGCGGGGCGCTGGAAGCGGGCGTGAAGGACGCCGACAGCTACCGGGAGATTCTGGCGAGCGCGACCGCCGAGGGCATCACGGACGGATTCAACCGGGCGGCAGACGCGGGGACCGGGCCGCAAAACCGCTTTGCCGAGTTCTCCGAGACGCTGTGGGGCATGGGGGACGCCCTGAAAGACCCCGTGACCCTGGAAGCCGTGACGGGGGAACTGGAGAAAGCGCGGCAGGCCGGGGAACTGACCACGGCTGAACTGACCCTGCTCAAGCAGATCATTGACAGCATCAACGGGACGCCAATTGAGATCGGTCTGACCGACGATGAGCGCCGCTTTGAGGAGGTCAGCGAGCGGGCCAACCGCATCGTGGCGGATTTCGAGGCGGGGGCGATCTCCGCTGAGGAGTTCGCCTCACAACTCGGCCCCGTCACCGCCCAGATGGAACGCATGGCGGCGATGGCCGAGGCGCAGGGCAAGCATGATCTGGCTGCCCTGTACCGGGACATTGCGGTGGGGCTGCGGAACATGATTCCGCCTCTCGCTCAGGCGGCAGAGGAAGTCACCACGCTGGGGCAAGGGCTGGACGATCTAGGGCGGGGCTTTGCCGCCGTGCTGGACGCCTTCGGTCTGAGCGAGTGGGGCAAACTGAGCAGCGCCGCCGCTGGCCTGTTCAAGACCTTTGAGCAGGGCCGCACGGCGCTCTCTGCCATTGGCCCGGCCTTCTCCAAGTCCTTCGGTGCGGGCCTCTCCGCTGTGGGCGCTTTTCTCGGCGTGGTCGCCTCCGGCATCAACCTCGTGGGCCAGATCGGGGACGCCATTCTCAACCTCTCTCCGGCGTTCCGGGCCTGGAAGAAGAACCTGCTGGAAGTGGCCGAGCTCCAGGGCAAGGCGGCCAGCATGAATGGCGGTCTGCTGGGCAACCCCTATGCCGCCGCGCTGAAGGAGGACGCGGCCAAACGGGAGAGCCTCGCCAACGCCGGATTCTGGAAGCGGGCATGGTGGGCGATCTCGGGTAGCGCTCCCAAGGTCATGGAGGAGGGGGCGGCGCGGCTCAAGTCGCAGGCCGCCGAAATCTTCGCAGACCTCGGGCAGACCATCTCCAACACGCTGGAAAACAGCCTTATGGACGCCTTCCTCAAGGCGGACTTCTCCGGCGTGGAAGAGGCGATGAAGAAGGCCCTGGACCAATTCGTCGTCAAGGCGGCGATTGAGGCGGTCATCAAGAAGTCTCAGCTCCAGCAGCTCGTCGAAGCCTACGCGGATGAGGCAGCCCGTGGGGGCGACACCTCCGATGAACTGGCCCGGCTGCGGCAGGGCATGAGCGCCGTGTCTCAGACGTTTCAGGCCCTCGCGCCCGGCCTGCCCGGCTACGGGAGTGGGGCCGAAACGGGCATCGGCGGGGGGCAATCCGGCTCCCTCGTCGGGGCCGCCCCCATGCCCCAGCTCGGTATTCCCCGCATCGAGGTCACGCTGCCCGAGTCGCTGACCCGCCCGCTGGGAGAGTTTGCGACCGCCGTGCCCGTGTTCGCGGAAGGCAGCGCGACCCTGCTCCGGGCGGCGCGGCTGATCGAACAGACATTCGGGCGCGGCACCGGACAACCCCCGGCCCTCTCGGGCATGGGGAGCCTCGTCTAAAGGAGGTGAGTTATTCCCGATCTCAATTGGCGCCTGAACGTGTGGAGCGCGGTGGGGGGCACTCCCCGCGTCATCCCGCGTGATGAAACGTTTGTCCGCTCGGCGGGCCTGCGAATGCAACTCACCCCGGACGGGGACTGCCGGGAGGCGAGTTTCACGGCGAAGGGGGCGGGCCTGCGGGTGCCGTCCCTCTCGGCTGTGCAAATCGAGTATCTGGCCCCCTCCGGCTGGACGCCGCTCTATTACGGCGAGGTCCGGCAGGGGGGCAACGCTCGGGACGTGAACGGGGAGACGTACATCCTGCGGTCATTCGCCCAAGCGCTCAAGGAAGTCACGCTCCCACCGGGGTTCAGTGCTCCAAAACAGCCTGCCCATCTCACCGTGCGGGCCATCATTCAGGCTGCACTGCCCCAGTTGGCGGGACTGGTGCTGTATGACGCGGCGCTCTGCCCGGACCTCGGTTACGACTGCCGGGAGATCAAAAACGCCAATCAGCAGACCGTTTCGGCCTTCCTTGAGCAGATTGCGGAGGATGGGGCGGGGATGGGCGTCACGGTGGGCTGGGGGGTGCGGCCCGACCGCCACTTCTTCTTCAGGCCCGCCCGGACCGACACGGCCACCCTTTCAGAATCTGAAACCCTGGACCTCCAGTGGAAACCGCCTATTGCGGAAACGCCCTACACGGCGGTCCTGTGGTTTGTGGCGCAGCACGCGGGCGACTGGCTCACCCACCTGAGCCAGTCGCCCGACGCGGCCACCTACAGGCGTCGGGTCAAGCCGCTGCCTGTCATGCCGGGTGTGGAGGGCATCCGGGGCAGCGCCTACACTTTCACGGCCACAGGCTTTTGGTCGGCCCCGCCTGACCGAATCCCAGCCATCCTCAGCGGGACAGACCCCATCAGCCAGTACCTCCTGCTGTTGGGGCAGGATGATACGCAGGTCATTGAGGCGGTTTTCACGCTGACCGAACCCGCCGCCCGCCTGCGGGTGGACGTGTACTTCGGCGGCACCCACCCAGGCGACACGGCCCGGTATCTGGAGCTCACGGCCCCGGATGGGCGCACCCTGCGGCGTGACGCCGCGCAGTATGGCTCTACCGCCGTGGGCGGATTTCTCGGGTACATGCGGGATACGCTGTATGCGGGAGCAGTGCCCTGGCCTGCGGGCACGGTCATTCGGCTGGTCAGCACGCCCGACCCCGCGCAGCCAGTCGGCAACCGCCTCGCCAACCTCAGCTTTACCCGCCTCGTCCCCGAACGGGCGAACGCCGAGGTGTTGGACCGCCTCGCCCAACACCACTATTCGGTCCCGGCTTCCGAGCCCGCCGACATTGAACTTGCCACCTACCGCGCCCCCGCTGACCTTGCCGGGCGCGTCACCCTGAACGATTACACCCGCGCCGTGGAGGCGTGGGAGTACCGCCTGACCGCCGGGCGGGGCCTGACTCTCGCCGCCCTGACCGGGCAGGCGGATGACCCCGCCAAACTCGCGCAAGCCGCGCTGATTAAAGCCCGCGACGGGCAAGCGACCATCACCGCCCTGACCGCCCAAACCTGAGGAGGGCCACCCATGCTCAGATTCCTGGCCCCACTCGGGGCCGTTTTCCTTTCTGCCTGCGGGCTGACCATGCCCCCACTCTCCGGCCCCGCCGTCTGGGGCATCCCCTACATCGCCCAGACGGTCCCGGCAGGCCACTTGGACCCGCTGGACGGGCTCGCCGTGGGCTACCGCGTCCAGATCGAAGAGGACCGGGTCAGCACCTTTATCGTCGCTCACGAGCTGGCCCACGTCTTTGATTGGCACCAGCGCAGCATTCCGCTCGCATGGCTGGGCGCTCCCTGTGCCGTCCAAGCCGAGCACCGCTGCAACGCTCTGGAGGCCCATGCAGACGCCGTGGGGCTGGCCGCTGTGGAGGCTGGGTGCCTGCCGGGGGATTTCGGCTGGCCGGACTCGCCGCGCTCGGGCTGCACCGTGCCCCATCCCTGGGGGGTGAGGCCGTGACGCTGCCCGCCCCCACCTTCGACCGCGTGACCCGTGACCCCGTGAGCTGGCGCGGCAACGGCTTCGAGGTCCGGGACGCCAATGACGCTTTCCTGTTCGCCCTGCCGCCCACGGTGGGGCTGCGGGACGGTATGGGCACCCCGGACCCCTATGAGTGGGACCGCGCCCCCGGCTCTGTGGCGTGGTTCCCGCTTGGAGACGGCATCGGCTCGCAGCGCCCCCTCGTGCGGCTGGACGGGCAGTGGAGCTACCGGACGCTGGAGGAGGCCATGCTCCACACGGCGACGATTGAGGAGCTGCTGCCCCGTGCCCGGTCGCTGTACTGGCGCGGGAGCTTCGTGACCCTGCTGGACCTCCGCTTTCCCGGCTCGGTGCTGATGACGAGCGGGGCGCGGTTCGTAGACACGACCTACGCGGTCACGCTCAACACCACCGTGCCCGTCACCCGGCGCACCCTGACCAGCATTTTCCCGCTCGGCAAACTCCGCGTCACCTCGCTCAGCGGCGGCATCGCCACGGTGGAGCCGCTGACGGGAGTCACGCTGCAAACCACGACATTCACGCTCTCTGGAGCGAACGGCGCGGCGTTCACGTTCCCCGCCCTGGAGGCCAGCTATGGCTAAGGTCATCACCGACGACAACGCCGCATTTCAGGCATTCACCGCCGCCACCCAGCACGCCCAATCCCAGGGGGACCGGGTGGCGGGCAAAATTGCCGAGGTGGACGCGCTGGCCGCCCAGACCGCCCAGACGCGTTCTTACGCCGAGGCGGCCATCAACACCCTGAACAGCAGCATCTCGGGTGCGGCGTCCCAGGCGGCGGCACAGACCGTCACCCGTGTGGACGCGGCCATTGGGCGCACGGACGCGGCGGTGGCCGATGCCCTGGGCCTCTCGGCCATTGCCCCCGAGCACATCTATACGGCGGGCGAGGTCCCCGGAGCGGCCACGGACGGCACCCACGCAGCCCAGTGGACCGGGGACGGGGTGTTCAAACGGCTCAAACGGCAGGCGGGCACCTGGGTCGCGTACGGTTCCGGCCTGCTCTCGCTCGTCGGTCTGCGGCTCCGCGTCGGCTACAACGTCATGGACTACGCCCACCTGCGGGTCGGGGATGACTGGGCACCCGCGTTTCAGGCCATGTTCAACGAGGCTCCGGTCGGGGCGACCGTCATCGCGCCACCCGTGGATTTCACCATCCGCAGCGGCATCAACCCCAGCAAGCCCTATCACTTCGTCATGGCCGGAGCGCGGCTACTGGCGACGGGCAACGGGTTTCTCCCCGATGCCCAGGGCAAGCCGCGCTACGCGCTGGACCTGTCCACTCGGGACGGGAACGGCTCGCTGGGAGACAACCCCGCGCACGGCACCAATGATGTGCGCCTCACCGGGCATCTGCCGCACCTGGTCCGCGTCGGCAACGGGGACGCGCTGTTCCGAGACGGCTCGGTGGGGCTGCGCCTCAACAACACCTATTACCCTGACCTGACCCTCGGCAGCATCCTCCATTTCCACACCGGGTTCGTCCACGATGCGGAGAACCTCGTCGGCACGGCGAACAGTGCGCGGGGCAGCAGCCACGGGCGCATCAAACTCGGGCGCTTCGAGTGCGTACGGGGGATGGTCCTGAACGGGCGCGAGAGCAACAACACGGCGCCGAACAACCCGGAGCGCTGGGGCTGGGTGACGTGCAACACGTACTACAAGGGGTCGTGGGCCAACCCCCCGTTTCCCTACGTGGGCGGCGTGCTCCAGATTCCGGACGACCACTTTCACGTCGTGTCCTACGGGAAAGACATTTTCTGGCAGTACGGGAACCGCCTGGAGCAGCCGCTGTTCGAGGGGACGGGGCTGCGGGCGCTGTGGGCGGAGGGGCCGCAGCAGGGCAACATCATGGAGGACCCGCTGTTCGAGTTGCCGTGGGGGCACGCACGGGGCATCGCGCCGTTCTTTCACGGCGAGTACGCCAACGCCTGGCAGTACAACGGCGGGAACGTCACCCCGGAACAGATCGAGGATAAGGCCCGGTACAGTTACTCCCGCACTTCCAGCTACCGGGGCGTGATTGAGTATTTCGACGGCATCGCGGCGGTACGGCAGACCCGCAGCGGGGAGAGCAGCGCGGGAACCCGCGAGTGGTATCCGGAAGGGCCGTTCACCAGGCAGTACAGGGCGTACACGTCGGCATATACCTCTGCGGTCCCCCTCGAACTGGACCTCAGCAGCCGCCGCAATTTCGTGATCGGCGTGCAGTCGAACGTGGTGCCGGGGTCCATCAAATTCATCAACCCCCCAACACTGTTCGCGTTTGAGGTGGAGGTGGAATTCACCAATGAGACGGGGGCACTGATCTACCCCACGTGGCTCCCTGGTGACGGCCCCCACTACTGCGGCCACCCGACGCCCGTTCAGGGGCTTTACAGGCGGGACCGCTACGTGTTGCGGTTCGAGGCAGGAGCAACTGCGGCCCCGGTCGTTGTGCAGTACAGCAGCACCAATCTATATCAGGCCGGGACTGAGTTTCCGACCCTGACGTTCAACCACCGCAACGGTAGCCAGCGATTCTTCCACACTGGCGAGGGTATTCTCTACATCAATCAGGACGCGGCTTGGGTGCCGGTCATCAATGCGGCCACGACAACTCGCCGGGGCACGGTGAGGGTGGCCGAGGCGGTGGCAGACGTGCAGGCCGCGCCGACCGCTGCGGAGTTCAACGCACTTCTAGAGCGGCTGCGGGTCGCGGGCGTCCTGAGCCGCTAGCCCCCGCACCACCCCTGAGACACACCTGATGCAACGCCCCAGCCCCTGCCCAGCGCGGGGGCTTTTCCATTCGCACTTGGAGGTGCCACATGCTCACATCACAGGTCGCCTTCACGGCCATTCGGGGGGATACGTGGCTGCGCCTGATTCCCTTGGAAATTCTGGAGGGCTCCACCCGCAGCCCCATGCCCGCCGATCAGATCGCAGAACTCGCCTCCCGGTTCACGGGCCTGCTGTTTCAGGTGCGGGAAAAAGAGGACGCCACGCAGGTGTTTCTGGAACTCACCGGGGCGGCGGGAGAGGTGCGGATTGACCCGGCGGCGGGGGGCATCGTGCTGGAAGCGCCCGCCGCGAAAATGGCCGCCATTCAGGACGGCATGGCCGACCTTCAGATGACCGAACCCCGCCCCGGACACCCGCTCGGCCCCCTCGTTTGGACGCCGTTCTATGGGGCGTTCAAGGTCCACAAGGACATTGCGCGGTGAGCGTAGACCTAGACCGCATCGTCTGCGGCGCGGTTCAGACGCCCCCAGTGCCCGGCCTCCCACCCATCGTCAGCGGGAGCAACCCCGCTGCACCGCCCGCCCCAGCCGCTCAGCCGATGCTCCGGGGTGGGGTGGTCCTGCCCGTGCCGGGGCCGAGGGGCGAGAGGGGGGCGGATGGGGCCAAGGGGGAGCCGGGGGAGCCTGGCCCCGCTGGGCCAAGGGGGGCAGACGGTGCTCCCGGCTCTCAGGGCGGCGCTGGACCCCAGGGTGAGCGCGGTCCTGCTGGGGCAGACGGTGCGCCCGGCCCGGTCGGTCCCGCTGGGCCAAAGGGCGATACCGGCCTGGCTGGCCCCTCAGGCCCTCAGGGTGAGCGGGGCGTAGACGGCGCTCCGGGGACTACCGGTCCTGCTGGGCCCAAGGGGGACACGGGCGCGGCAGGGGCGACTGGACCGAAAGGTGACACCGGGGCGGCTGGGGCGACCGGCCCTCAGGGGCCAAAAGGCGACCCTGGCGCGGCGGGAGCCACCGGCCCCAAGGGGGATACCGGAGCTACCGGACCCAAGGGCGATACGGGCGCAACGGGCGCGACCGGCCCAAAGGGGGACGCTGGGGCAACTGGCGCAGTCGGTCCTCAGGGGCCGCCCGGCTCCACCGCCCTCCCCACCCCGAGCTGGCACGGCCTCGCCGCCTGGACGGATGACCCGGCCCTTGCCACGGCGTCTGTCCGGCCTACATCGGGAGAGATGCGTATCGGGTACACGCGGGCCGACGCGGCGAGGGCCAGCGGCGCAGCGGCAAATCTGTATGTGGAGGTCACAGTGGCGGGAGCATCGCTGACCTACGCCCGCTGCGCCGTGTACCGCCTGAGTGGGAGCGGGTGGGAGCAGATTGCCCTCACCGCCGATCAGGGAACCGCCTGGGCGACCATCGGCCTCAAGGCCATGCCAGTCACACTGGCGAGCGCAGTCAATCCCGGCGATGAGCTGTATTTCGCCGTGCTGTCCACGGGCACTACCATCCCCACGTTTCGGCAGGCAACCACCTCAGCGGTCATCAATATCGGGGCGCTCAAACGTCGCGCCAACCTGACCGGGCAGACCATCCTCCCGGCCACGATCAACCCCGCCACGTTCGCCAGTCAGCAGGGCTGCACGTTCATGGCCCTGGGCTAGAGGTTCACATGCACATTCGTCTGCTGGTCGCCCTCACCGGGGCGGCTTTTCTTTCTGTCACCGAATCCGCACCCGACCCGCCCCTGTGTCGGGTGACGGCGGAATACCGTCCGGTGAGCTGGCCGACATGGGCTGAGCCGGAGGAACGGTTTCGACGTATCACCGTCCGGTTGCGTCCAGGCTGCCCGCCCAACGGGATAGCCCGCGTTCACCTGTTCAACGTCACGTCAGGCCGTCGCCTGCCTGAATCGGGCAGCTACACCCTGACCACCGACCGGCCCGCCCTCACCATTCCAGGCACCCCGGCCTACGCAGTGACGACACCGGGGTGGGACGTGTTTTGGAAGGCCAACAACGGGCGGCTCTGGTCGGTCCCCCAAACACAACTCTCGCCCCGAGGGGGTGCGCCGTGAGGTCACATGACGGAATCTCTACCCCCGCTGCTGGCGGGATTCGATTGGACAGCGCTCACGTGGGCGCTCGGCTGGGCATTGCTCTTCTCTGCCTCCGGCCTGCCCGAACAGCGGCGCAGGCAGGCGCGGGCCGGGCAGGCCCTCACCCCCTGGAGCGAGGTGCTGTGGAGCACCCTTGCAGGCGGCACCCTCGGCGGCGTCCTGTTCGCCCTGCTGGGGCCGGAAATCTGGCCCACCCTGCGGGGCCAGGGCAAACAGGCAGGATTGGCCGTGGCGGGCGCGGCCCTCGGTCCCTACCTGCGGGCCTGGATTGTGCGGGGCGCCCCGCAGGTCATCAAGGACAAGTTCGGCGTGGATGTGGGAGGGGAGGGCGATGACCGTGAAGCGAAAAGCTAGGCCGCTGCTCGCCCTCCCGCCCGGTCTGCGGCCCGCCCGCTGGCACGGCTTTCACACGGGACTGCTGATCGTCGCCCTGATCGTGATGGGCCTGAGCCTCTTTTTCCCCGCCAATTCCGCAGCGGCGGCGGGGCAGATCATCCTCGACGAGGACAACGCCCGGTACATGCGGGCGGGTATGGCGCTGTTCGCCCTTTGGGTGGCCTTCGGGATTCGCGGGCAGCCGTGGTGGCATGTGGTGATCTGCATGCTGATCGCTTTTTTTGCGCGGGGGCAGATGGTCCGGGCCGAATACACGGCGGAGGTGACGGGCGTGCCGTTGTCTCTCCTCTGGGCGAATCTCGCGTGCCTGTTCTATCTGTTCGTACTGGCATGGCGGCCCTCGGTCCACGAGCGACTGGAGGAGCGGGACCGCCAACTGGCCGAGGCGCAGGCCGAGATTCGCCGGATGAGGGGGCCGTGATGCTGCACGGTGCCTACCACGTCGCTTGGGAGAATCCCGGCACGACAGCGGAGAAAATCGCCGCCCAGATGCGCGACCTCCGCACGGTCGCCGGGGCGGGCATGAACCTGTTTCACACCAGTCATCTGGAAGACATTGCCGCTACCCGCCGCCTGCTGAACACGGCCCGGACGCTCGGGGTGCTGGTGATTCTGGAGGATGTCAACCCGAGCGAGCGGGCAGCCTTTCTGGGGCATCCGGCGTTGCTGGCCCTCAATGTGGCCGATGACGCCAACCGCCTCCAGACGCCACAGACGCTGGCCGCAGAAACCCAGGTGCCCGGTGCCCGGTACATGTCCATCGGGGTGACGGATGACGGGGCGGAATGGACCTACGGGCACTCGGAGGTGATCGGCCTCCAGACCTACCCCTACCCGTATGAGCAACTGGCCTACTACTGGCCCAAACTTATCCAAGCGCGGGAACTGGCCGACAAGCACGGGCAGCGGCTCTACGCCAACCTGCAAGCCCACCACAACAACCACCGCGACAAGGAGACGGGCGAACTGGCGTACCCGAAAGCCGAGCAAATCCGCGCCCTCGCCTGGCTCTCTGCTGCTGCGGGCGTAGACGGCGTGCTGTGGTTCGCCCAGGTGTGGAAGGGGGGCCGGATGCCTCCCGCCGTGTGGCAGGCCGTGCGGGCCGTGACGCTAGAGATGCGGCGCGTGACGGTCGGGCGGCCTGCGGTGACGCTGGACGGGGAGCGGCTGACCGCCGTGTGGCCGGGTGGGGGGCGCGTGGTGATTGATCTGACCGAAAACCGCGTGCTGAGCGTGGAAGCGCGATTGGAGAACAAATGAGTTTTGACTTTGCACGCGCCATTCAGCAGCGCCCCGGTGGAAACACTCGGGGCGAGCTTGTGGCAGCCTATGGCGACCCGCTTGAAGGCAGCCGCCCAGACCCCCGCAAGCGCGGGTGGTTCATTCCCTCGCCGCAGTGGGAGGCCGACAATCTGGTGGGCATCAGCACCGCCGATCTGCCGGGCTTCCCGCCGTTCGGAGAGCAGCACGTCAGCAAGATCAAGCTGCACCGCGCCGTCGCGCCGATCTTCCGGGCGACGTGGGCGGAACTGGTGCGCCGGGGGCTGCATGAGCAACTGCGGACCTACAGCGGCGCGTTTGCGCCCCGGCACATGGGGCATGACCCGAAGCGGGCGGTGAGCGTCCATGCCTACGGCGCGGCGATTGACTTTGACGCGGCGTGGAATGGGTACGGGGTGCCGCTCGAACGAATGCAGATCAACCGCGAGGTGGTCCGCTGCTTTGAGGAGTGCGGCTGGCACTGGGGCGGCAGATGGACGGGCGCGTATGCCGATGGAATGCACTTCCAATGGACCGACGCGCTCAGCGGGGTGGAGGTCCCCGAGTGGCAGGACGCGGTGGGCAAGGTGCCACCCGCGCCCCGTGTGGAAGACATTCCACCGCTCCCCCTGCCCACGCCTGCGCCCGCCATGCCCCCAGCCCGCGTGCGCGTCATGGTCCACAACGGCATTGCCGATCAGTGGGAAAACCTGACGGGTGAGCGGTTTGTCATCAGTGACGCCGATGAGGTCACGGTCAACGCGACCGACCCCGGCACCATCTGGATTCGTTATCTGGACAGGAGCTAATCATGGAAGGAATCATCGTTCCCGGCCTGCCCCCCGAGTGGGGGCACGTTGTTACCGTCCTTATCGGCCTGCTCTCGGGCTGGCTGGTCTATCCGGCAACGGCCATCGCCAAGAAATTAGGCCAGACCCACGGCCCCGGCACCGTCACCATCGCGGCGGCCCTCTCCATGCTGGTGGGCGTGGGGTATGCGGCGGTCAGCGCCATGAGCGGCGGGGCATTCTCGGTCACTCAGGCAATCACGGTGGCGGTCATTGCCTTTTTCAAGGCGAACGGCGAGGCGATTGCCCGCGCTCAAGCGGCAGACAGAGCCGAGCGGGAGAAGAAGGCCGGGGGGGAAGCTCAAGCCCAACGCGAGTCCGCCCCCAGCGTCACCGTGAATGTGCCCGCCCCGGCCCCTCAGCAGCCCGTGACACCCCCTCCGGGGATTGAGGCGGGAAAACCCCTGCCCGCTGAGTACGTCGAGCCTCAAGCGGCCAGGAAAGCCCCGAGCCTGCGAATCGAGAAATGAACCCCTCCCAATGGTCCCCCGCCGACTGGCTCGCCCTCCCCCTCACCCTGGCCGTGCTGGGGGCGGCGGCTGGGGCGGGTGTGCGGGCGATCTGGCGGGAGTGGAAGCGGAAATGAGATGCCCCCACCGTTGCCTGTCATGGGCGCGGTGGGGGCGTTTTCGCATTTGGGGCTATTCAGAATCTGAGAGGGCTGCCTCGACAGCCAGGGCGAGGGCATGGGCGGGGGTGTCGGCGTAGTGATCGTCCGCCTCGTCCCCCGTGACGTAGACCTGGGCACCGTAGTTGCTGGGCAGCTTGCCCCGGTAGGACCACCAGCGCCAGCCCCGCGCCTCGCACTCCTCGCGCAGGGCCATCTCCAGCGCCCACGCCTGAGTCCACTGGGGGTTGTCGCCGCCCCACCACACATCCCGCCAGCCGTGGTAGTCCACCTCTACGGCCACCAGCCACACATCAGCGGGGTCGGTATCGTTCCAGTCCACTCGCACCCGCTTCGGCAGCAGCTCGGCCAGCCGCGTGAGGGTGGTCGGGAGGGTGGGGGCGGTCATTCCCATGCCAACACCTCCTCTGGCACGCTCTCAGCCCAGTACGCCGAGTCCTCGTCAGCATAGGACGGGGAGGGGGCGTAGCCCGGCTCAGGCTCCGGCGCAATCGCCACACCGATGCACCACAGGCGGTTCTCAGCGTCCACGGTGCCGAGGTGGTTGCGGTATACCCGGTCACACTCGGCCTGCGCCTCCTCGCGGGTCGCGTGGGTGCTCAGCACCTCGTCGTAGTCGTACCCGGACAGGCTGGCATCCGTGGTCCAGCTCGTGCAGACGACCCAACGGCTCACTGGGAGCCCCCTTCCAGCAGGATCACGTCGCCCTCAATCACCGGGTCATAGCTGAAGTCGGTCAGGTACAGCCCTAGCCATTGCGTGAACTCGCAGAAGGTGGCTTCCACATACCCTCTGCTGTCGCGCTTGGGGTACTTCTGATCGCCCGGAATCCGCAGGGCAAGCTTCAGCCTGCGGCAATCAGCTTGAATCAACCGCCAGCCCCGGTCGGTCGGCTTGAACTTGAGCATGGTGGTCATGCCGATACGTGCCCCCTTCATCCCACCATCCCCTGCGGCTCCGGCATCGGGGCGTACAGCGCCCCCAGCAGCATCCACGCGAGGGCCAGCGCCAGCCCGATCAACAGGGCCGCATAGGGGTAGGCGGTGGCGAGGCGCAGGGCGTACAGGGCAGCATGTCGCCAGAGCAGGCAGCGGG